TTTAGACGATTACAAAGACTATATTATGTCAAGAGTAGGAAACGTAGATATTATTTTAGATCCTACTACTAATAAAGCAACTATTGAAGATCCTAAGTACAAAGAAAGAGAAGCTAGGATTGGAAAAGACATTATGTCTTACTATGATGATACCGGAAGGTATCAAGGAGACTAATTTTATGTATATGTATAAGTGACTTTAGGGCACCAACCAAAGTTATATTTTTTATAAACCGTTACCTTAGGGGGCACAAAACAAAATAAAATGACACACGTAAATCTCTTTGATCAGGGGTTTGCTTCACCTCTGGATGTTCTTGTAAAGAACTTTTTCGACAAAGAAGCAATTTTTGATAAACCAACACGCACAAGTGTTACACATCCAATTGATGTGTTTGAAGATGAAAACGGTCTTACTTTTGAAATAGCATGTGTAGGCCTAGATAAAAAGGATGTAAAGATCAGTATTGAATCAGATATCCTTAAAGTATCCTATGATAAAGGATCCCAACAAAAATCAACTCCAGAAAAGCGCTATTACCACACTGGTGTAAGAAAAAGCAGCTTTAATTTGGGATGGAAAGTAGCCCGTCGATTTAACCTTGCTAAAGCAAATGCTGAAATGGTTAACGGATTGCTCTGTATCCAAATCCCACTCGCGAACGAAGCGAAACCAAAAACTTTAACAATTAAGTAATTAAAGGTTGGTGCCCTGAGGACTTCTTCGTATATTTACACGTATTAAAAAATTAACAAGTTATGGAGTTTATTAAAGACCCGGCGCTCGGCCAGTATTTTATTCAAATTGACGACCTGAACTATTCAGCGTTTCAAAAGATTGTTCCTGATAGTGGAATCCCTTATGATTCGTGTGTAGGTCATTTTAGCACTTTGGGTAGAGCACTTGAACGAATTGCCGAACATAAGGTGCGTCAGCAATCTTATGATACTATTAAAGAGTATATTGAAGAATTGAAAGCAATTAAAAACGAATTAAAAAATATTGTATAAATGAAACTTAAAGCGCTATTTAACGCAGTTATTGTGGAGCAAATTGAGGAAGAAGAAAGCACCTATGGCTCCATTGTAGTCCCAGATATGGGAAAAGAAAAAACCCTCAAGGGTAAAGTAATTTCAGTAGGCCCTGGCCAACATACCGCTATGGGTCAGTTGTTAGAACCCACTGTAAAAGAGGGTGATGTTGTAATTCTCCCTCAAATGGGTCCTACAGTACTAAATCATGGGAATGATGAGTACTTAGTTTGTAAAGAAAATGAAATTTTAGCAATTATTGAAGAATGAGTAAAGTAACAATTGTAAATTACGGAGACGACTCCCGTAAAAAGCTGATTGACGGAGTTAATCAACTTGCTGATGCTGTCGTAACTACTTTAGGACCTAATGGACGAAATGTAGTAATCCAAAATGAACATGGGGTACCCCAAAGTACTAAAGATGGTGTAACAGTAGCAAAAGCTATTGAACTTGAAGATACTGTTGAAAACACAGGTGCCCAAATGGTTAAGCAAGCTGCTATTCGTACTGCTGAACAAGCAGGTGATGGTACTACTACTTCTACTTTGTTGGCTCGTGAAATTGTAAACGCAGGGCGTCGTTACAGTGATAAAGGTCATAATATTGTAGAAATTAAGCGTGGTATTGACAAGTGTGTAAAAGCATACGTAGATAACCTTCGTGACCAATCACAAGATATCTCTAGTGAAGATCAACTCCGCCAAGTAGCTACCATTTCAGCTAACAACGATACTGAAGTTGGGGAGTTGATTGCTACTGCTATGGAAAAAGTAGGGCGTGATGGTGTAGTTACTATTGAAGAATCACGTACTGGTGAAACTTACCTTGAAACAGTAGAAGGCCTTCAGTTTGATCGTGGTTTTAAGTCACCTTATTTTGTCACTAATAATGATAATATGAGTTGTACTCTTAAGGATGCTATGATTCTATTTTACAATGGTAAAATTACTACTGTAAAAGATTTATTGCCTCTTTTGGAAAACTTGTCTCAACAAGCTAAATCACTCCTCATTGTTGCTGAAGATATTGATGGTGAAGCACTTGCTACCCTTATTGTAAACAAAATGAGAGGTATTTTGAATGTTTGTGCTGTCAAAGCTCCAGACTTTGGGGATCGTCGTACTTTGCTTATGAATGACATGGCTACACTTACTGGTGGTCAAGTTGTTGATAAGGATAAGGGTATGAAACTTGATAAATTTGATCTTAATTGGTTGGGTGAATGCCGTACAGTTACTATCACTAAAGAACAAACAACTATTGTTGATGGTGCTGGTGAAGAAACAGCTATTGAAGATCTGTGTACCCAACTCCAAACTCAAATTGAAAATTCAACTTCACCGTTTGAAACTGAAAAGCTCCAAGAACGACTTGCTAAGTTGGTTGGTGGTGTAGCAGTAATCCATGTTGGTGGAAACACCGAAACTGAAATGCGTGAGAAGAAAGATCGTGTTGATGATGCCCTCCAAGCTACTAAGGCTGCTATTGAAGAAGGAATTATCCCAGGTGGTGGTGTAGCACTTCTTAGAGCAAGTGTTGATACTAAGTGTAAGCCTGATAATGATGATCAAAAATTGGGTTGTAACATTATGTTTAATGCTTTGCGTAAACCCTTCCAACAAATTTTGTTGAATGCTGGGCGTGAAGATGTACATAGTGTTGAACATACTGTACAACGAGCTAAAAATAAAAATACAGGTTATAATATCAAAACTGGTAAGTGTGAAGACTTCCTCGAAGCAGGAATTATTGATCCTACCAAGGTTACGCGTTGTGCTCTCGAAAATGCTGCCTCAATTGCTGGTACTATTCTATTGACAGAATGTACAGTAGTTAACAAACCTCAAGAAGAAAAAGAAGAGGTTGGAGGTATGCCTGGAATGTTTTAAATTTAGATAATGTCTGAATTTCAAACAGTAGAGAACAAACAGCTTATTGCCCAGCGAGTCCCCCCAGGGGACCGCTGGCAATTAGTTGCTGACCCCTCAGGAACGGTACATGAATCGCTTACTGACACTTTAGAGACATACTTCCAAAAAACCAAGTTTAATGCTGCTTTTTATTTAGACCCTCTTGGAGGTGCCTTATACGCAGTTGAACGAACCGAAGTAGAAATCCAACCTGAACCAATCAAAACATTTGACTTTTATGGAGATGGCTATCAATAATAGTTTGTGGGTAGAAAAATACCGATCACAAAAACTAGAGGATTATGTAGGGAATGATCACCTTAAGGATGTTATGGCTAAGTATATCACTAGCAATGACATGAACAATATGATCTTTTATGGACCTGCTGGTACAGGAAAGACAACGCTAGCTAAGCTTTTGGTTAATAACCTCAATTGTGAGTACCTTTACATTAACGCTAGTGATGAGAGAGGTATTGAAACTATTAGAGATAAAGTATCTGGGTTTGCTAGTACTATGTCGTTTAAACCACTTAAAGTAGTAATTCTTGATGAGGCTGATTTCCTTACAATCCAAGCACAGGCTTCTCTCCGCAACGTTATTGAGACATTCTCTAAGAGTACTCGGTTCATTTTAACTTGTAATTATGTAGAACGTATTATTGATCCACTTCAATCACGTTGTCAAGTACTTAAAATTGTACCCCCTAGTAAAGGTGAAGTAGCAAAGCATATTTTTAAAGTACTTTCTAACGAAAATGTTCAACATAGTACAGACCACCTTAAAGACCTAGTAAATCAATATTACCCAGATGTACGTAAAATGCTTAACGTATGTCAAATGTCTACTAAGGATGGTGAGTTGGAATTAGATAAACAAACACTTGTATCATCTAATTACGTTGATAAAGTAATTGAGCTATTGCCTAATAAAAAGTCATTTAAGCAAATTAGACAAGTAATTGCTGATTCCAATGTACAGGATTTTGAAGCGCTATATAAAGCTTTATACGAGCGTATGGATGAGTACACTTCACGTCCCGCGGAAGCTATTATTATTATTGAGGAATATATGTATCACTCTAATTTCCGAATTGATAAAGAAATTAATGTGATGGCTTGTATTTCTAAACTACTTGATATCTCTGGTAAAATTGTTCTATAAAGATATTATAGAATTTGGAGATAGAAAATTCTTGTTGTATCGTACGGTAAGAATAACAGATAAAATTGATGCCAACTTATTAAAAGAATATTGGCATTGTAACACAGTATTAAAAAAAGAAAACACATATTATTTTTGTAACGAAATTAAATCTATAGATTATGAAGAAATCAGAAATGACCCAACAACCTCAAATTGATTTGAGCAAAACCACGTCTATTCCTAACTCTGAAGGAGGACATATTTTCCAACAAGGATTTGTCCTTCGTAAGGTTTCCCGTTTCATTACAGGAGGCACTGAAGACTCAGTACTGCCAATTCCTGTATTCTACGACCCAGAAACTGGTAAAGTTTTGGGAGAGGGTTTGCCACCTGAACTCCGTAGTGAGTATGACACTATTTGATTGGTTAAAAGAATTAACAGGTAAAAAGCGAGATTGGGACTCCTTCACCGATAAGGAGAAGGAGTCCTTTAATCCTTATATGGTTAATCGTTTTTTATCTATGAATGAACCTTTTATTGAACTAGTTAACTATGTTCAAACCATTCCTTATACTGACAAGAAAAAATACTACACAGTATATTGTCAGTTACTTCCTAAACAAAATGTTTGGCTTAAATATATCAAATCAAAAATGAAACAACCTACTATAGAATTAGTATCCGCTATTGCTGAAATTATGGAATGTTCTAGACGTGAAGCCGCTAATGCTGTTATGGTACTAGATAATGATCATTTAGAAGAAGTATTGTATAAAGCAGGTTATCAGTCTAGTGAGGTAGCTAAAATGTTTAAGTAATGGAACCTACTCCACATAAAATATTATGTATACTTCCTGTATATAATGGGGAAGGAGTAGTAGATAAAGCTATATATTCTATTTTAAATCAATCTTATAAGCTATGGCACTTGGTAGTAATTGATGATGGGTCTAATGATAATACTGGAAAAATTTTAAACC